TTCAAACACAGGCATTTCTAACAGTTGTTCTTTTGGTACATCTTTCAGTGTGTTTGTCATTGCAGTGCCAGCATATTCAACTGCTTGACCCATAAACATTACACGTGAATCTTTTGACAACATTTCCATTGCTGCTTTAAGTTCGTCAAAGTATTTCAAAATTGTACCCTCATTCCTGCACCAGCATGTGGATATTTGGTTTCATATTCATAATAGTAAATGTATTCTTGATCAAGATGTTTATACAAAGATTGATTTAATCCCCATGTTTTCATTGTGTCTGTGCATACTGACTTACCATTATCTTCAACAATAAATTTGATAGGTAAGTTGTGAGCCATACTGTACTTTAAGTTCTCAGAAAAGACACCCGATTCAGCAGTCATGTCACCAACAAAACAATAAACTTTTGTGTTAATCTTTTTTCGTTTCATTGCCATTGCTGTACCAACAGCGATTGGTATGTTACCACCAACGATTGCTGATGAGTAGATATTAAATTCTGGATAGCAGAGTGAAATTGATTTGCCTTCTAGTATATCTCTTTCAAGTAATTCTGGTGGCACACCTTTTAGCAAGCACTGATAGTGTGAACGCCATGAACAGAACACCCAATCAATTGAACGAATGTCTCTGAAGATTTTAATCAGTTCGTTTTCATTACCATAGTAAAGATGAATTGGCGCACGAATACGAGCATTGTTGAAATGCTCTGCCATCTTCTCTTCAAATGCTATAAGTTCTTCTTTAGTCACCTAGTATCTTCCTCTTCAATCTAATCTTGGACATGTCTTCAATATTTTTTCTTGATTGTAAACCAAATTTGTTTTCAACAAGATTCAAAAACGGCTCATGTGAAAAATATTTGTGCCAAGCATCATCACGAAACTTCAACACTTCTGCACCACTCAATGTGTTTGTACGCAATGGTTTGCAATCATAAGACAGAAACGCAAACTCTTCAAATGTTTGTGGTAGTTCCCAACCATTATTGACTGCTTCCATGTACAATGGGCTACCAGGTAATGCCATTGCTGCATAGAAGTTTGCGTGTTCACAATTCAATTCTAATGCAAGGTCTAGTGTTTCTTGCATTGTCTCCATTGTATCTTCTGGAAAACCAAACATGTAATTGCCCAGCACATTGATACCAGCGTCTTTGATATCTTGTACAACTTCACGAATGTCAACTTGTTTGAAGCGACCTTTATCAATCTCTAAACGAACTTGTGGATTACCTGCTTCAATACCAAGTGCAAGCCAATTCACACCTGCTTTCTTAAATAACTCTAACTGATCTTTACGAACAGAATCAACACGTGCATAAGCCCAAAAGTTAAACTTCATACCACGATCAACAAGACCTTGAAGAATTGGTATATAACATTTTTTATTGAGAAAGAACATCTCATCAGTCAATCTTACTGTACGTACACCTCTATCCCAAAGATACTCAAACTCTTTGAGCATCAACTCAGGTGACCAGAAACGCATACCACGTGAATCTGCTGAGACTGTGCCTTGTGTATATGATGTACGATTGACGATGTTAATCATACAAAAGTTACAACCAAACGAACACCCCAATGATGTAGAGATTGCTGCGAATGGTGTACGACCTTCATCAAGAAAGTTTGAGTGCCAATAGTGGGCACGATATTTGTTGAAGCCACCTGGCAATAAATCCCATGCATAGCCAGGCATCACACGATCCATGTCTTCTGTCTTTACAATCTCACCTGGCGCACCTGTTGCAGCAAAGCCATGCTTCTTATAAACAAGACCACGAACTTTATCTAAGTCATCTTTATAATTTGTTTGTAGTAAATCAAGCAGGCCATACACACCCTCATTGATGAATACAAAATCAACATAAGGCAAACCAATTACATCATATGGCAACGCTGATGCATGTGAACCAATGAATACAATTTTGATTGATGGTCGTATGAGTTTGAGTTGTCTTGCTAGTCTTGATGCACCAATCATCATAGTGGTGCCTGAGTTTGGATTTTGTCCGTAAAGAACAAACACTGCTATATCAGTATTTGTAGCAGAGATACGATGAGCAGAATGCTCAAGGTCTGGTGATGGGTCTGCATCAAAATCCAGAATGCATGGATCATAGCCTTCAACACGAACAGCATTGGCTAAAAGCAATGCCCATGTTGGAGGCTCAACAGCAGAATACTTATCAGCAAGTGCTTGATATGCTTGTGCAGCACTGCTTGGTATAACAAATGTCACCACTTTTGACATAACAAAAATTCCTATTAATGAAGTTTCTTATTCTTCGCTTCGTGTATGCTTTGAATTACTTCGTCTATAATTTGTTGTTGCACATCTTGTGCATGTTCTTCTTCACCCTCTTGTTCTTCCAAAAGATTGTCAATCAACTTATCTGAATCTGCCATCTCTTCAATGGTACGCTCAACAAGTTTATCATAATATCTTATCATTGCTTCTTTTGGTTCCACAACAGTTACAATGTCTGAAGAATAAATGAGTGCAGAATTTTCTTTGATCAGTTCAACTGGCAACCAAGGCATCATCATCATAACTGTTTGACCTGTAGGCATACGGCGAAACACAATACGCATAGGATCATTGAGTTGTATTTGGTCTGATTCGCCATCTTCAAACATAGAAGCCATAATATCTTCACCAGACTGCATTCTTATAAGTTTAACGTTATGCATTCTTGACCTCTATATTGTAAAACTTGTATTTAAACTTTTCTTCATCGTATATTCTAACACGTTCTTGCAAGTGTTGCAAGGTATAGTTTACATGTTTACCTATACGAAAATCATCGGCAATATCATATAGAACTGCTTCAGTTTTGTTATCACCTATTCTTAAACCTCTACCGATTGATTGTAGGTTTCGTACCCTTGATTTAGATGGTGAAGCAAAAACAACATTGTGAAGATTACGAATATTGATACCTGTACTGAATGTTCCGTATGATGCAACGATAATGGCATTGTTTTGTTTTTCAGTAATGGCACGCACTTGCTCACGTACATCAACGTCTGTGCCACCATGAACAAAAAACACATGACGATTAGTGGCTTTTTCTTCAATCATCTTGTACTATGTAGTCTATCTCAGATTGATAGTCCCATCCTCTAGATAGTTTACATATCTCTTCAGGATATTTCAATACCAAACACTTGATACGAAAGTCTGCCAGTTGTTTATTTTCAATTAATTTGGCAGTAGTTGTAGACTGATACACTGGACCGAACAATCCTTCAAGTACCAACTTATGAGTTTGTGTTCCATCAATTGTACCTGTACAACCAATGCGGTACTTTGCATTCTTCAGACCAGTCATGATTGTGGTCAATGACTTTGCTTTGAACTGATGTGCTTCATCACCCAATACAAAATCAAACTGTTCAAAGTATTCAGCAGGGTTCTTGTAGATAGATTGCCAAGTGGTAATCGTCAGAAATTTATCTGTATGCTTATCTTTTCCCGAATACTGTCGATGGGCATAGTTTGTGGCATCGTAACCATATGATTCAAAATCAGAATACATTTGCTCAACAAGAGAAGTTGTAGGAACAATTAAAAGTCCTTTCTTATAACCTTTGTGCTGTAGATATCGCAGTATCAAGTATTGAATCAACGACTTACCAGAGCCAGTCGGCGATAACAACAACATTCTTTTGTTTCTAATGGCAAATAAAAAGGCTTTGTATTGATACTCCCTTACACCTTCTGATATAATGCTTTTGTCCAAATGAAGTTGCTCTAGAAACTCATTAGCTTCCAGTGCAGAAAAACTCTCCGTGTTGTTTACAGAAGCATCAATCTCAAGTTTGTAGTCTCTCTCTTTACAAAACTGTTCAATGTAAGGTACAAGACCGTGATAGATAGTGTATGTACGTAAGTCAGCAAGTCTTATCTTACCATCCCACAAACGATTCTTGTACGCTGGCATAAATTGATAACCAGGTACAAAGAAGGTAAAGTAATCTGCAAGTTCTTGTGCAATACTTTTCTCACACTCAAACCTGATAAATGCCTCATTTTGTTTACGTAAAAATAAATCAAACACCTTGTATGAATTTTTCCCAATCAATAAACGAACGCAATTCCCAAGTTCGATTGTTTAGTTCTTTTAATATTGCTTGACAGACATCAACAATTTCTTCATGCAACAATTTCTTTGCAAGGTATTTGTTTATATCTTCATCTGCTTCTAAGTATGTATTGATCTCAGATTTGAGTGTAAAAGGAAATGGCTGCCAACCGTATTTGGTCAACTCTTCATCATCAAGTCTGCCAGTGTAGTATTCCCATTTAAGTTTACGCCATTTATTATAATTGAACTCTGCTTCTTTGGCTAACAATCGATGTGAAGAAAGAATGTTCAAATACTTTGAGTGAAGTTTGGGAATATCAATCAGTGCTTTACCTGGTTCAGTGCGGTCGATATTAGAATCCGCAGTCCACATTTGTAATACTTCGTCAAGTTTGCTCATATTATACCTCCTA